CGAAGCCCTGCACGAAGACGGCGCCGTCAAGGTATCGCTCCAGGCTTACGTCGCGGCGGGTGGATGGGTCGGCATCCAATACTCCTATGAGCTCGACGGCTTCGAGGTCGCCGGATCACAAGTCCCGAGACGCGTATGAAACCCGTCCCTCTAGAGGTAACTATGATGAAGCGCATCGGCGAACTGAAGGCGGAGAACGACCGCCTCAAGGCCGAGGTCGAGCGGCTGACCAAGGCAGGGGATTTGCTTGCTGTTCATTACACCGCTTTAAGCAAATGCGTTACACAAAACGATGCTAAGTCGGGTAGCATAAATGATTGGACATCCGTTATTGACTGGAACGCCGCCAAGGAGGGCAAGCCCCGTGCATAAGCCCATGCGCCCTTTCTCTATTGTCGCCCTGTTCCTGCTCGGCTTCAACTCAGCTGCGGCCTCAGACGCTACCTTCCTTGAGGCCATCGCCATGGTCGAGTCCGGGCAGAATCGCAAGGCCATAGGAAAAGCAGGAGAGCGCGGAATGTATCAGGTAGGAAAGGCCGCGTGGTCCGATGCCTGTGCCCTGCTGGAGTCCGAGAAGCACTTTCATTATCAATGGTCGCAGTGGCGCAACGTCACCGCCCAGGACATGATCGCGGCGGCCCACCTCCGCATCCTCCGTAAGCGCTTCAAGGCTGACGGCTACACGACCCCCACCCCCGAGCAACTAGCCCTGGCTTGGAACCGTGGCTACGAAGGCGCCAAGTCCTACCACTTCGCCCCGAACGACTACGCATTACGAGTCGGCAATCTTTTCCGCTTGTCCCAGCGTGGGAAGTGACAAGGGTCTTTCCCATGCACTTGCTCGTAGCGATAGACCCCGGTGTGAACGGTGGCATCGTCTGGTCGCTTGACGGTGATCCTGTCGAGTGCGCTAAGATGCCCGGGTCTGACGTCGAGGTCTGCCAACTCCTCGCCGACCTCAGCTGCAAGGCCAAGGACGTAAGCCTCTACCTCGAGGAGCCTCCGCTCTTCGCCGGCAAGAACATCCCCGGCTCTGCCATCGGTAAGTTAATGTGGAACACGGGCGTCCTCTACGGAGCCGCCGTCGCTATGGGCTGGAAAATCCACCGCATCCGTCCGGCCATCTGGCAGAAGACGCACACCTGTGGCACCAAGGGCGAACTGACCACGACCCAGTGGAAGAACAAACTGAAGGCACGCGCTGCCGAACTCTTCCCGACCCAGACCGTAACGCTCTGGAACGCCGACGCCCTACTCATCTTCGACTCCGCCTCCCGCGGCGTCATCAACTGAGTTAACATAACTCGGCCAAACCCTCCCCTTTGTAAACTCTACCCAATGAAGAAAGACACCAAACTCCCGACCGAGTACCGCATCATCGCCGACTCGTCATACATCGTATTACCCGATCAGAAGGTCGCCCGCCTGCTGACCCCGACCGTCCGCAACGGCGTGACGTACTACAACCTCTTCGTCCCCGACTACACCCGGATGTCCCTGGCTGACATCGAGGCCACCATCAAGGCCGGTGAAGTCACCAAGTCCAGCGACGCCAAATAATCTCCCACCATGAGCACCACGCCCAAATCCCCCACCTCTGACCTAGTCGCCGCTCTCGCTGAGCTCGATAATGTCAAAGCCAACAAAGTAAACCCCGGCTTCAAAAACCGCTACGTCTCCCTCGACGCGCTGCTCGACGCCATCAAGCCCGTCCTGTTTGAGCACAACCTGGCGCTGATCCAGACGCTCGTCAGCGAAGAAGGTAAGGTCGGCATCAACACCGCCTTCCTCCACGCCTCGGGTGAGCGCTTCGACTTCGGTCGCCTGATGGTCAAGGCTGAAGGATTAGACGCCCAGAAGATTGGCGGCGCCATCACCTACATCCGCCGGCAGTCCATCCAGACGGCTTGCGGTATCTCCGTCGACCTTGACGACGATGGGGCCACCGCATCCTTCAAGTCTCAGGTCGCCGCTACCGCGACTAACTTTAACCTTCCCCCTCGCCCCCTCACCAAATGAGCGACCCTAAGCCCTTCGACCCGTTCGACCCCATCTCCGCCGCGATGGGCGCCATGCACGGCCAGAACCTCCTCGCAGCCAAGGACGCTCGCATCAAGCAGCTGGAAGAGCGGCTGGAAGGTATGCGCGAGGCCGGCGACGCCATCTGGTACTGCGTCCGCCACGCCAAGCGCGTCGACCCCGCCGAACTTATCGAGGCCATCGAAGACTGGCAGGAAGCCCGCAACCATGCCTGACACAAACGAGGACTTCTGGATGAAGGCTTGCCGCAGCGCTGAGGCACGCAGTGATAACCAGACTCAGACCATTGCCGAACTCCGCTATTCTGGCAACCAACTCGCCCGCGTCATGGAAGACATCCTTGGGTCCGACATGATCACCTGCCAAATCTCCCGCGCCGTGATGACCGCATCCCTGGCTAAATGGCAGAAGGCCAAGACCGGCCAATGAGTAGCCCTGTCCCCGCCGGCATCGAACGCATCGCCCGCACCGTCCAAGGCCAGTACGCTTTGCTCCTGTTACTTGACGGTTACCCGTATGTCGAGATGACCGCCCGCAAGCAAGCCGACTACCTCTCCGACCTAGGACTCTGGAAGCGTAAGACGCACCCGTCGCTTGCCCGGTCACAGGTTCGCTTTTTCACGCTTGCCCCTAACGGCGAGATAAAGGAACTTACTTTCAACCGATGACCAACCGCGACTCAATCAAGCGCCTCGTGGAAAATATCACGGGCTCGTTAGCCACCGTCCAGCACATCGCCGGACGTTATGAACAGCACGACGCCGACATCATCACGCTGTCGGATTTAAACCGCTCGGCCATCACTGAGCTCCAAGTCTTCACCGATCACATCGAGACCGCCGACGAAGCCGCCGCAGTCAAGCCGCTACACGACCGCGTGCACGTTCTCGTCGTTCAACTCCGCGTCCTCCGCAATACGCTTGAGGCCATGGAGAACGCAGCCGAAGCCGCTCTGGAAGATGTGCGCCGCATCTCCGCCAGCGTCGAGGGAGCCAACCCCGACGACGACGCCCTATAATTTCCACCACAACCCAATAACACACCACGACCACCACCATGCGTATCCCACCCGAACCTATCACCCACCGCGTCCTCTATGACGGCATACAGGCGCTGAACTACAGTGGCTCCAAGGAGCTGCTGAAGTCCCCGGCCCACTACCAAACCTACCTTAACCAGGAGCGCGAAGAGACCAAGGCCCTCCGCATGGGTTCGCTCATTCACTGCGCCGTGCTCCAGCCCGAACTGCTGAATGAGAAGTTCGTCACGGCCCCCGAGTGCGACCGCCGCACTAAGGACGGCAAGGCCACCTACGAAGCCTTCCAGGCCTCGCTCAAGCCCGGTATGACGGTCGTCTCCTACGAAGAGTCTGCCGAGTGCCACCTGATTGCCTCGCACGCAAAACTCGCCCTCGAGCGTATGGGCGTCACCTTCGAGATGACCGAGTTCATGTTCACGACGGATCACTGTGGAGTCCAACTGAAGTGCGCCATCGACGGTGTGGGAACCGATGGCTACCTATGGGACCTAAAAAGCACAGACGATTGCTCACCGGCCGCACTCTTAAAAACGATTCGGGCCTATAAATACGCCCTGCAATCATATTTCTACCGCCTGTGCTTCGAGACCGCCTTCGAGCGCCGCGTGCTGGGCTTCCGCTTCCTGTTCGTCGAGAAGGCCCCGCCCTACGCCACCGCTGTCGTGGAGATTGGCCCTGAGCTGATGTCCTACGCCTGCTCCGACTTCGAGAAGGCGCTGCAAGCCTACCGCGAGTGCACGACCCTCGGAGAGTGGCCAGCCTACGGCGACGAAGTCCAGGTCATCGACATTAAGGGACCGTCCACCTCCACCGCCATCACCTTTGCCTAATCTCCCACGACCATGAATACACCAAACCTGCCAGACGACAAAATCACCAACGACACCCTGCTCTGCATGGTGTTTCCTGAATACGCCATCAAGTTCTGCAAATCTGTTCCGATCACTGCAATCGAGCCCAGCGTTACCGCTGACGTTCTCTTTGCTGTTCTTGATTGGTATCAAAAAAACTACCACCGTGCCGGTGATTGGTTTCTGGATGACATCCGTCCTCCTAGCGCATCCGAAATCACCAATGGAATGAACCACAAGACCAAGGTTCACGCTGAAGAAATTATTGCGTTCAAGGATAGTTCTAAGTGCCTTGAGCGTTTTATCGCCAACGCTAACAGCATCACCTTTGCCTAACACCAACATGACCACTGAAAACAACGACCGCCCTCCGCTCACGTCCATCTCGACTAACGGCACCTACAAGCTGAAGCTCATCAAGCCCAAGTTCGAGAAGGTCAAGGTCTGGGAGGACGGCACCTGCTCCGCCCGCCTCTTCTTCGTCGACGACAAGGGCTTCTGCCTGAGCAAGAACTTCTCGACCAAGTACGGCAAAGCCCTCGCCATGCTCGTCGGCAAGTACTCCGGCAAGTTCACCGAGGAGATCAGGCTCGACGCTACGGCTGCCGAGTACCTCCAGTACCTCGAACCCGCCTGCGGCCAGACCATCCTCGTCGGAGTGGAGGTCGAGGCCAATGGCGAGTACAACGGACGCCCCCAGTACAAGTACAAGATGACTTACCCCAAGGGCTCCCAGAAGCCGACGGTGGCCGACACCCTCCCCGACGCTCCTCCATTCTAATCGGCCATGACCGAGACACCCCCACCGATGGCCGCTCCTACTCTCGTCCTGATCAGTGGGTTCGCCCGGGCAGGGAAG